CGGCGTGCAGGCCGTCGGCCTGCTCGGTCAGGCCGACGCAGCGGCCGAGGTAGCGGTCGCCCTCGTCGCCCCGATGCCCGACGAACAGATTGACCCACGACCCGGCCCGGGCGACGTCCCGGGCGAACGAGCCCGGCGCGAACCCCTCGCGGTAGGTCGTGCGGCCGCCGTCGTCGCTGACCCGTTGCGGGCGGCCGTACGGGACGGCGAGGCCCTCGACCGTGTACCCGTCGCCCCGACCGGTCGTGATCGGGTCGACGGGTAGCGCGCGCTCGATGATCAGCTCGACGACCTCGACCTCGGGGGGAGTTGTCACGGTGCTCGGTCCTCTCAACTGTTGACGGTCGTCGGGGTCAGCTCGGGCACCCCGGCCGGGGTCGAGCCTGTCTGCTCGGTCGCGGTCATCGGCGGCCGGCCGAGCACGGCCCGGGCCTCGTCGCTCGTGATGATCCCGGCCGCCTTATAGGACGTGACGACCTCGGCCGTCGTTTTCTGGTCGGCCCGCATCCGTGACGCGTAGTCCCACGCGACCGACGTCCCGCGCGGCATCATCCATTTCGTGTAGGACTCGGACAGCGGGCGGGCGTAGCGGTCGACCGAGTCCCGCACGAAATCTATGTCGGCCGTCTCGACGTTCTGATAGGTCATCGTCGGGCCGGGTAGGCCGAGTTTCCATCCCGGGACGCCGACGACGTCGGCCGCCATCTGAGCGTTCCACTGACGGGACTCGACGAGTTGCGCCTGTACGGCGTCGGACACGACCGGGGTCAGGGTCACCCCCCGGGGCAGGATCACGGGCTCGCGCGTCGACGTCAGCACCCGCCACTTGGCCTTCAGCTCGGTCGCCTGGTCCTGTGTGATGACCTGCTCGGCCGTGATCACGGCGGGGGGCAGCGCGCCCCCGGCGAAATAGGCCGAGGCGTGATCCTCGGCCGCGACGGCGCCGCCGAGCCACGCCCCGTACTGAGCGATCACGCCCCGGCCGAGCAGCTCGCCGGATCGGTTGCCCGAGCTGACGTGCAGGATCTCGTCGGGGTCGAACAGGGCGCCGCCGATCGCCCACCGGTAATCCCACGGCCGGGCCGGGTCGGCGAGTATCCACACGTCCTCGGACGGGACCGGGGCGACCCACCCGGGGCGGCCCGTGCGGAAATCGAGGTCGCCGTACAGGCCGAAGTGATTGCCATAGAGGACGAGGTCCTCGGCGGCCGCCCACCGGTAGTGCCACGGGGTGACGTTCGGATACGGGTCGGTCAGACACGAGGGCTGATCGGGGAGCTTGACGTCGACGCCGAGGTCGGGGTCCCATCGTTGCGCGTGCCAGCTCGTCGACGCGACCGCGTTAGCGACGAGGGTCACGGCCCGGCCGAACGGGGGCAGGCCGAGCGCCTCGGCCTCGGTCGCCGGGGCGGCGGCCGGCGGGGGCGCGTAGTCGGGGCCGAGCAACCATCCGAGATCCCGGGGCCGGATCAGCCCGGACCGGGGGCCGACCGTGCCGCGTACCCCGGCCGTGCGTATTCGGAGGGACGTCAGTCGGCGGGCGCGGGCCGCCCGGCCCGTCACGCCCCCGCCCCGGTCAGTAAACGAAGAATTCCAGCGACGACGGTGCGTGACGGATAGCCCACGCGCCGAGGGTAGCGGCCCCCACCGACGATGACGAGACGGCGACCCGGGATTCCCACGCCCACGCCCGGCCCGACGAGTGTTTCGCGTGTCGGGCGCCCTCGTCGAGGGCCTCGTGAACGCGGTATCGGATCGACCCGTCGCCGATGCCGGTCTCGAAATCGAAACACGCGGCCGGGTAGTCCTTGGCGCCGAGCGGCATGAACGGTAGGCCCTCGTCGGCGAGGTCGACGAGCAGGCCGTGACCGGCGCCGTAGTCGTTGACGGCGATCGCGACCGGGGGCGGGCCGGCCGTCCCGTCGGCGAGCGCGCGCAGCGCGCCGCGTAGCCACCGGGTGTCGGGGCCGCTCGCGAGGACCTCGACGAGTACGGCGCCGTCGTCGCTCGTGACGGTCGCCGCGACGATCGAGGCATCCCGGCCGAGGGGGTCGATCTCGACGCCGAGGGCGATCGGGGCGTCGGCCGGGATCTCGGCGGTCGTCGCCGCGGCGCGCCACACGGCCTCGTCGAACGCCCGCCACGTCGACGGGCCGCCCTCGTCGGGCCACATGCCGAGGTACTCGGCGCCGAACGACTCGACGCCGAGTTCCTCCAGATCGCGACGCAACTGATCGACCCCGACGATCCCGTCGCCGAGGGCCGGGTAATGCGCCCACCATTGCCGCTCGTCGAGCGGGTCGGCGCCCTTGGGCGGCGACCACTCGAAATAGGCGAGGCCGCTCGTCCGGCCCGACTCGGCCGCGCCCCGGCCCCGGTCCCGGATCGCGACGATCCAATCCCGGGCCGACGTTTGCGCCGAAATATTGCTGACGACGTACATCTGAGCGAGGCCGCCGAACTCGCTCATCACGGGCCGGGCCGAGCCCATCAGGGCTTCGCCCTCCTCGGCCTTGAATACGAGGGCCTCGTCGAACGTCAGCGACAGCAGGCCCTCGCCCCGGACCGACGACGGGGTCGGCGCGTAGACCTGTATCGACGAGGCCCCCGGGGCCGTCACGTCCCGACCGAACGGGTCGAGGGTAAGAGTCGTGTTGTTGATATTCCGGTACAGCTTGGCGGTCCTAGCCCACCGGGCCGGGGTCATGCTCGTTTTGTAGGGCTCGACGAGGTCGACGAGGAAACGCTTACGGGCGGCCGTCAGGTTTTGCGCCGTGTGCGCGGCGCCGAACGGGACTCGGCGGCCGTTCGGTAGCAGGACCGGCCCGGCGAGCGCCCGCACGAGCGGGACGCCCATCGTCGTGACGGTCTTGCCGCAGCGACGGCCGACGATCACCCCGACCGTGTCGTACGCGAACGGCGACCCGGGGCCGTCGACCCGTTCGAGGCCGACGTCGAGGACCATCCGTTGCCACGGGGTCGGGACCCGGCCGAGCTTGTCGCCGATGATCGCGGCCGCGACGGGGCCGTCGGTGTAGCGGTCCGGGCTACGGGGCGTCGCCCACGAGGGCGCCGCCGTTCGACCGTCCGACGGCGGCCGCGTACCGATCGAACTCGGTGCGATCGTCACCTGACTCGCCGCCTTCCCGGTCGCGTCGCGGGGCCTGGTCGAGCGTAAGTCGCCCGAGCAACTCGACCCAGCGACCGAGGGCGCGGTCGACCTTGCCCGAGTCCCGGGTCGCCTCGGCCCGGTCGACGTTGCGACCGGCGACGAGCAACCCGGCCCCGTACCCGGCGAGGATCGGCGAGGCCGGCGCGAGCGCGGCGAGCAACTCGACCGCGCGCGCTTCCATCGGCCCGGGGTGATCGCCGACCGGGGCGAACTCGAACAGGCCCCCGTCACTCGGCGCCGTCACACGAGACTCACACGGGTTTCACAGACCTCGAGTTGTTCGGTCACGCCGAGTACCTGCTGAACGGCGGCCCCGGGGGATCGCCGGGGCAGCGCGAGTGCTCGTCGCCGTCGGTGTACGCGGCCTCGCAGATGAAACAGCCGATCCCGGGGTAGCCGAGGATGTTCTCGGCGTCGAGGATCGCGCTGCCCTCGACCGGCGGGTACACGAGGAACGCGACGGCGGCGATCCACACGTGCTCGCGGCGATCCCGAGCCCGGGCGATGATCGCGTCGGCCCGGGCCTCGGCGGCCGTCGCCCGGGCCGCGCTGACGTAGGTCAGTTGACCCGTCGCCGTCCACTCGCCGCTAGGCATCGGGCGACCGGGGGTCGGGCAGCGCGGCCCGTACGGCCGCGTCCTTGGCCTCTAGCAGCTTGCGCAGGGCGACCGACTGTTCGGCGCCCTCGGGCAGCTCGGCGGCGATCCACTCGGCCAGCTCGCGGAATCGGATCGACACCCCGGCGAGGTAGGGGGTCAGGTGACCCGACTCGAAATAGCGCATGATCGGCGGCCTCACGCGGCGGCCCACCGGTCGGCGATCTGACGTAGCAGCACGGCCGCATCGGGTTTCGAGATCCCGACCGCGCGGGCCTCGACCTCGACCCCGTCGCCGACCTTGCGGAACACGACGAGGGCGATCGCGTCGCGGCCGTCGATCAGCTCGGCGCCCGCGTCGATCGCGGCGAGTTGCTCGGCCCGGCGGCGGGCCGCCAGCGCGGCCGGGTGCATGTTCCCGTCGTACAGCGGCGGGGTCGCGAACGGGGGGGCGGGCTGATCGGTCATGTCGGGTGTCCTCGGCTCGGTCCTGGTCGGACTGTTACCGATCGGTAGGTTACCGGTCGGTACGGGTGTTTTCGCAGGTCACGATACATATTTTGGAAGA